GCAACTGCTACGCTTGACAGCGGGCAAGAAATCCAAACCGACGCGGAAGCCTTTGCCGTCGGTGTTTCTGTTTTCGTAGTAAATGACGAAGGCGAACAAATCCCTCTCCCAGATGGAGACTACACCCTCGCCGACGGCTCTATGTTAGTAGTAGCAGAAGGTGCCGTTTCTGAAGTAAAAGAAGCCGAAGCCGCTCCAGAGGTAGAGGCCGAAGAAGACAAGGAAGAAGAAATGAAGGCTGAAGAAGTCGAAGCGTCTTCCGAGGTATTAACACGCGAAGCGGTAGCCGGTATGATTGCCGAAGCCGTCGCAGAAGCGAAGAAAGAATTCAGCTCTCAAATTAAAGAGCGAGACGCGAAGATCACCGAGTTGAGCAAAACCGCTTCAGCTAAAATCTCTCGCGCACCTAAGATGGAGGTAAAAGCTCCTGTCGACATGACCAAGTTATCAATGAAGGAGCGCATCGCCGCGATCCAAAATCAATTCTCTAAATAATGGCTAACGCTGTAATTACTTCAAACTACGCAGGAACCGCGGCTCTACCTTACGTCGCTCCTGCCATTCTCTCTGGCGATACCATTGCAAATGGTTACGTCGAGGTTCTCGAAAATGTCCGATACAAAGCCAACCTCCGCAAGTTCGACGGCGTTGCTTTGCAAGCGGCCGGATGTGAATTCTCAAACTCAGGAGGCTCTTTAACTTTGAGCGATGTTGTATTGACTACAACAGCTCTCCAAGTCAACGAGCAAGTCTGCAACAAAGACCTTCGTACTGCATGGGAAGCCGAGCAGATGCGCGGTCAATCGTCAAACTCACCCGCTGACTTCCAAGCGTTCGCCGCTCAGTACGTAGCCGCAAAGGTTGCCGAAGGAGTTGAACGCAACTTGTGGCACGGTAACTTCAATCACACCGACGGCACAACAGGAGGAGCAACTTACACGAGCTTCAACGGTATCTGCCGACTCTTGGTGGACGGATATAACGCGGGTACGATGCAACAGCTTGCAGGTGCAACAGACGCGACGAATATCCTTGCTCGTTTGGCAGGTTTAGCCGCTGAAGCTCCTCTCGCTATCGCAGGAGACCCAGACGCGAAAATCTTCATGTCACGAGCGATGAAGCAACTTTACTTCACAGCTTTGGCTGGCACTTCTGAGTTGACTTTCCACGCCGCAGAAGCCGCTAATTTCTATAACGGCTATGAAATTATCACACCAGGAGGAATGGCAAACGATGCGTTTATCTTGTCGAAGAAAGAGAACCTGTACTTCGGAACGGACCTCTTGACGGATCACATCGAAGCGGCTGTTTTGAACTTGATGGGCGTAACGGGTGACGATGTTACTCGAATCATCATGAAGTTCAGCGCGGGCACTCAAATCGTAGACGCTGCGTCTGCTGGTTTCGCTTACCGCACATCCTAATTAATCGGGGAGGGGCTTTAAATCCCTCCCCTTAATTCCTCAAAATATGGCTTGTAGTATTACAGTTTCGGGGCGTTCCTTCCCCTGTAAAGATAAAATTGGAGGAATCAAAAGGGTTTGGATTGCTCAATTCGAGGCCGACGAATGGGGTACTATTGCCGCAGGAGTTATCCCCGGAGCGGGAGCAGACGGCGACGGTGCTACTCCCGTTGTGTTCAAGAATTTCGAACTCACTAAGAACACGGGATCGTTTCAACAAACCGTTACCTCTTCCGTTGAGAATGGTACTGTCTTCTTCTCGCAAGTCGTGGAGTTGACTATGCCAAACCTTGACGCGGTAGATAATACGGAAATCTACGAACTTATGAAGGGTCGCTTGTCTATCATAATTCAAGACAACAACGATAATTATATCCTCATGGGTCACACGACCGGAGCGGAAGCGACGGGAGGCACAGTAGGAACGGGAACGGCAAAGGGTGACCTTAACGGCTATCAGTTGCAATTCACAGCGGAAGAAGCTATTCCGGCTCCATTCGTTTCATCTACAGACTCGCTCCTCACGTTTACGACTGTTGTTTGATTTTCCTTTTTGGTTTTAGGTTAAAAGGACGGGGGAGGGCGCAAGTCCTCCCCTTTTTTATTCTCAAATGATACACCTCAACCCCAATTCAGCCACCGAGCAATTTATCTACCTGACGCTTCAGGAGATGAAAAAAGACCTCGACCCGTTTACCCATTATTTGATAATTTTGGAGAACATGGCAAGCACGGATAAACACGCCTTCGTTGGAGATGTAGAAGTCGACAACGCTCGATATACAAAAATCAGCGTCTACACGAATCAACCTCTCGGATCGGCAAGCCGTGTCCTCTTAACTGAAACGGGGTTCTATACGTATAAAGCATACGGCCAAAACAGCTCAACGAACCTCGTGGCTACGGATGCGTCGGTAGTTGGTTTACTTGAGCAAGGGACGCTTAATGTAGTCGGCGCGACAGGTTACACGATCCCAGACATCACAATCCCCGATAACGTCATATATTACGAGTAATGGAATTAATACAACTCAACCAATACCAAGAGCGGAGCTACGCAGAGACTGCCAGCAGCGAAGGGTTCGTGAATTACGGGGCAGACAATCTGTTTCCTCAGTACCTCGTTGACCTCTTTCATTCGTCCGCTACTCACAACGCATTGTCAACAACTATTGCGATGATGATATTCGGCGAAGGGTTCGACGCTTCGAGCTTAGAAGGTCGCCTCGCTTTTGACCAATGGAATCTAAACGACGAACTCCGAAAGGCTTGTCTCGATTTTAAGATTCAGGGCGGCTTTGCTCTCGAAATCAATTGGTCGCTTGACAGGACGACTATCGCCAACGTCTCGCACTTGCCCTTTGAGAATATCCGTTCGGGCTTTGTCAATGAGGATGAAATCGTAGAAACGTATTACTACTCTAAAGACTGGAGCAATAAGCAGGAAGAGCGCGTCGAGATTCACCGCTTCCACAAGGAGATGAACATCGAGTTTCCTACGCAGATTCTATACGTGAAGCCGTTCTCTCCAGGGTCTTTCTACTATCCCAAGCCGGACTATATCGGCTCAATTAATTACATCGAACTCGATAAAGAAATAGGGGTCTACCATATCAACAACATTAAGAACGGAATGAGTCCTTCGTTCTCAATTCACTTCAAGAACGGTATCCCTCCGCAAGAGGAGCGCAATCGAATCCGGATGGATATCGAACGACAACTTGCGGGAGCAAGCAACGCGGGGAAGTTTATCGTGACGTACTCAGACGATCCCGAAAGAAAGCCGGACTTCGAGCCGTTCCAATTGTCGGACGCTCACAATCAATACCAATTCCTTTCCGAAGAAGTGACCTCGAAGATTATGGTCGGTCACCGCGTTACGTCGCCTCAGATGTTCGGGGTCTCCGTGCCGGGTAAGTTAGGGGGCGGTGGAGAGCTTGAGACAAGCGCAGAACTCTTTGAAGAGAATGTCATCTCAGGCTATCGCGAGGTAGTCATTGAGTCGGTTTATACGCTTATGCGAGCCGCTGGAATAGATACGAAGATTGAGCCGCTTGGAGGAGCAGTAGAAGAAGCCAACGTCGAACAATCCTATACAGGAATTCAAATCAGTTCAGCGGTTGACGTTATAGCGAAAGTTGGAACCGGAGAATTGACACGCGACCAAGCAATTCAAATCCTCGTTTCGATGCTTGGGTTCGGTTTAGAGCAAGCCCAAATCATGTTTGAAACAGATATCCAACTCTCAAAGGAAGAGCCGCAAGAAGTGAACCTCGATGGATGCGTCGACTACCTAACGGAAAAAGGCGAGGAGATGGGCGAAGAATGGGAGTTGATTGATGAGGTGGAGGTCGATTACGAACTCGAACAGACCAGAGACGCGCTTTTCGCTTTTGCGAAAGTACCAAGTAGCAAACCGCAAGCGGGGTCGGAGCAAGATACCGAGATTATTAAGGTGCGCTATTCGTATGCTCCGGGGACTACCTCAGCAGATTCGCGGGAGTTTTGTAAGAAGATGGTATCTGCAAACCGCGTCTTTAGAAAGGAGGATATACTTGCCGCAGGAGATAGAGCCGTGAATCCCGGATGGGGGCCAAATGGCGCGGATACTTATTCGGTATGGTTGTATAAGGGCGGTGGATCGTGTCACCATTTTTGGAAGCGTCAAACGTACCTCCGCAAGAACAACAAAAAAATCTCGGTCAATCAAGCGAAGAAATTGATTCGGGAAGCCGGGGTCGATGCAAAGCGACTCGAAGACAACAACAAGAAAGTAGCACAACGCCCGGTAGATATGCCGAACAACGGCTTTTTAAACCCTCGATAAATGGCACTCACTCCCGAAATCCTCTTCGTGAATCCCGACTATATTAAGCGGATCACCAACATAAACGGAAGCATCGAGGACGCTTACCTCGTTCCTTCAATTATCCTCGCTCAGGACAAGTACATCCAGCTCTATTTGGGGACTGACCTCCTCAATAAACTCAAGGCCGATATTCAAGCGGGTACGCTCTCCGGCGATTACGCCGTCCTCATGGATTCCTACGTCCGCAAGGCTACCCTTTGGTGGGCTATGGTCGAAATGATTCCTTCGCTTTACGTGAAGATGGATAACGGGTCTTTAGTTATTCGGATATCTGAAGACACTACGAGCATAACCCCGGACGATTTGCATCGAGAGGTGGAGCGGGCGCGACAAAATGCGCAGTTCTATACCTTCCGACTATATGACTACCTCTGTAATAATTCCTCGCTGTTTCCTGAATACACTTCGAACACGGGGGCCGATATGCTTCCACAGCCTGCCGACTATTACCAGAGCGGAATGAGTATTTCGGGAAGCAGTAGATATCCGCGTTTGGTAGATTTAAGAGCGTTCTTCGGATGAGAAAGAACCGCAAAGAGAACATAACGCTATTGAAAAAATTCCTCGATGACATCGACAGAAATAATCCTCACAATTCTCCCAAGCGCGATAACGATCGTGATGGTGTGGGTAAACCTAAACCGAGAAATTGAAAAGCTAAAGGGGCGAATCATTCGCGTAGAGTCCGATAAAGACGAGCTTAAGAAGATGATGAAAGAGGTCATCGAGTCCGTTCACAAAATCGAAATAATGCTCGCGAAAAAATGAGATACTTTACCCTTGACGAATTCGATTCCCCCGACTCTCCCGGCTCTGGCGAGATGATGGATCAAGACTTCTTGTCTATGCTTGACGAGGCTCGCGATTGCGCTGGGATTCCCTTCATCGTGAACAGCGGATTTCGAACAATTTCCTATAATCAAGACCTCAAAAAGAGGGGATACCCCGTAGCGAAGAACTCTTCTCACTTGTTAGGGCTTGCCGCCGATATACACGTAGAAGATTCGAGGGCGAGATACATCATTCTCGAAGCACTTTCTGAGGTAGGCTTTAATCGAATAGGAATCGGGCCTAACTTCATCCATGTAGATTTAGATGTAAATAAGTCGCAACATAGAATCTGGACGTATTGAATAACTTTCGCCCCCGCTTAGATCCCAAACTCGCAAAGGCTATCAAGAGCCTCAAGAAGAACGAGCGGCGGATTCTTTGCATAGGGGATTTACATTGTCCTTTTGAGCTGGACGGGTATCTCGAATTCTGCGTGGAGACCTACGAGAAGCATTACTGCAACCAAGTCGTCTTTATCGGGGATATCATAGACAACCACTACTCAAGCTATCACGAGAGCGACCCCAACGGCTTGGGAGGGGGCTACGAATTACAACAAGCTATCCAGCACGTAGCGCAATGGGCTGAGGCTTTTCCTGTGGCTAGCGTTATCCTCGGAAATCATGATCGAATTATTATGAGAAAGGCGTTCTCTTCGTCCGTCCCTCGTGAATGGATACGCGACTACAACGAGGTTCTCGGTACTTCGTGGAATTGGGTCGAGCGCATTGAGTACGACGGCGTGCAATACGTCCACGGGGAAGGAGGCACGGCAAGAACCAAAGCGAAGAACGATATGCAGTCAACCGTGCAAGGCCACATCCATACGCAAGCCTACGTGGAATGGATGGTGGGAAACAACTTCAAAATTTTCGGAATGCAGGTAGGTTGTGGGCTAGACCGTGACAGCTATTCGGCGGCATACGCGAAGCACTTTAAAAAGCAGGCTATAGGGTGTGGGGTAATCATCGGCGGGCATACCGCTTTCAACGTACTTATGGACTTATGAAACTAAAAGAAACTAAGCTCGGTAAATGGTTCAGGGATAAAAGCCCCGACGTACTCGAAGCAATTGGGGAACTCGTACCCGGTGGGGAACTGCTCAAAGCCTTGGGGGTACTCATTGACAAGAGTACCGAAAGCGAGGAAGAGAAAGAAAAGGCGCGGCTCTTGCTTCTCGAACTTGCCAACGCAGACAGAGCCAGCGCAAGGAATCGGGAGGTAGAGGTTACGAAGGCACTTGGAAAGCGCGACTATATGCAGATGTTCGTCGGCATTGCGGCTATGAGCATCGGCATCGTCCTCGTAGCATGGGCGAAGTCAGGGGTCGAAGACAAAGAAATCTTTTTTCATATCCTCGGATTCGCGGAAGGTACCCTCGTGGGGCAAGTCGTCAACTACTATTTCGGAAGCTCTCAGAAATGACGTATCTTCCCGGTTGATAGTTATCTATCTGTTTACGTTTGTTGTTCAATGAGGGGGAGGCCGAACGCGGCTTCCCTCTTTTTTTGCATAAAAACTCAAGAAAGTTTTGGATAACTAAAAAACTTGCGTACATTAGCGCCATGAACAACAAACAAATGGAACAGCACGAAATCCAAATCGATTGCAACGTCTACCTCGAAGTAGAGTATTCAATCCAATACGGAGAAGAGGGAACGTATGACACCCCTCCAAGCCCTTCGACATTCGAGATCCAACGAATATGGCTCAGAAGCGGCGAGTCAGTTATCGACGTAACCGAAGTGAACCCCGCTTATTTAGACTTCCAATTCAAGCGCATCGAGGAAGAAATCGAAGAAGAACTCACGAACCGATGAACGAGATTAAAGAAGACGTTCTCAAATACTGGGAATGGGCACAAGAAGAATTCGAAGGGGCCGATATCGACCGCCTCCGCTTTGAAGTAGACTCCGCAATAATTAACCTAAACAGATGTATAAATGCAGAATTTAAAAGGAAAGCAATGGGCAAAGCCCGTATGCGTACAAAGTAGCGTGAACGTGAACCCCGCTTCTTCATTCAACGAATGGGCGCAAAGCCTCCGCGATGAAGACGCAGAATTCGACAAAGCATGGAAGCAATTCAAAACGGCGATAGTGAAAGCCCGGACTTTGAGCAAATGAAAACCGACGCTCTCGAACTCCTTAGGAACTCTTCGCTACGCGATGACGATGGAGGACTCGAAGACGAAATCTTGTCAGGAGAGCCGACCGAAGAACGGTGGAGCAAAATATTTTTGCAACTTCGCGCCAACCTTTTAAGACCTATTGACCTCCCCAATTTCAACCAAACGGAATGGGCGAGATCATACAAACAGAATTTTTAACCCCTAAAACCAAAAAAATGGGACAGTCTAAAATCAAGACCATTCAACCGAATGGCACCTATGATAGCCAAAACGGCTTAATGTACAAATTCGAAGTTCAACTCGAATCCGGAGAAAGCGGAGAGGTATCCGCAAAGAGTGAAAACCGCTGGAGCGTAGGCGACGAAGTAGAGTTCGAAGTCACCCCGTCGAAGTGGGGCGACCGTATGCGGCTCACGAAGCCGGGTTTCGGGCAAGGAGGCCAAAAGAACAGCCCCGACATCCAGAAGCGTATCGACGCAAGCTGGGCAATCGGTCACGCTATTACGCAGGAGAGCGATCCCGAAAAGATTCTCGAAGCGGCTGAGTTCTTGTTGAGCATTCGAAACACTTTAATCTCGAAGCTATGAAGAAGGGAGAATACAGCAGCTACGAAGACGTTTTATTGGCGCAAAGTATTAACCGTCACGTTGATTCTAAGGGGTCAATTAAATGGAAGGATATGCGAAACCTACAAGGCCGCCATCTGAAATCGATGCAGAACCGATGGACTATTTTAAAGAAGAAATACGAGTGGGATGGGGATAGGTACAACCTTAAACACGTCCCAAGAAAGTACGAGGGCACGTTAACACAGAAGGTGGAGCAGTATTTTGCAGAGAATCCCAACGCGCGACCAAAAGACGTTTGCAGGGATTTAAACGTGAACCATAATACCGTTTACTCGGTGCGTCGAAAAATGCTCCATAAAGGGCTTATTTCCATCGAAGGTAACGCTACCCCTATGGCCAACGTAGAAAATGCAAGGAAGGCCCCTCTAAATAAGCGAGTGAAGGTTTCTCGCTCCTTCTTGTGGGGAGCTATTAAATACGAACGCTATGAATAATATCAAATTGTTCCTAATCCGGAACTACGACTCCGTAGAAAAAGCCTCGCGAATTATCGGGGTCACCTCGAACACCGTTCGGAACTGGTGCGATAACGGCGGGAGAAATATGCTGAAGCACCTCCCGGAGATATCCGAAACGTGCGGAGCTACCTACGCTGAGATAGTAGAGGAAGTAATGATTTTCGAAAGAGAGGGGGTGGAATAACCCCCTTTTTTTTACTTTTAGCCGATGGACAACAACGAAAACAAAGGTATATGGATCCCGTTCGAGATATGGGAACTTGCCGACCTCTCACCCATGCAACGAATCCTCCTTGCTAAGATTCATTCCCTGAGTCATAAGGACGGTTCTTGCTGGGCCGGGGACGAGTACCTCGCTGAGACATTGGTTTGCACTCCTCAATACATCCGCAAAATGCGGAAGGATTTGTGCGAGACTCATTACTTGGCTTGCGAAGGATACGGTCATAAAAGGAAGATGACGGTTATCATAGAAGCAACGATAGGAACAAGCAACGATAGGAACAAGCAACTACAGTTGCAAAAGAAGCAACAATCGTTGCAAAAGAAGCAACCACAGTTGCAACTAGAAGCAACTACAGTTGCGCATACTATAGATGTAACTATAGAGAAGAATAAAGAACAACTAAAGAGAAGCAGATTTTCTCCTCCAAGTATTGAAGAATGCATGGATAAATTCGAAAAGGCAGGAAGCAGTACCGACGAAGGAGAGAAATTTCATAACTTTTACGAATCCAAAGGCTGGATGGTCGGCAAATCCAAGATGAAGAATTGGGAGGCGGCCGCCCGCAATTGGATCAAACGAAACAACGATGAACAACGAACTACAACAACGAAAGCACCAAGTAGAGACCAGCTTGAAAACTATCTCAAGCACGGGACTATTTAAAACGAC